GAGAAAGCTGCCGATCTGCGTAATCGGCTTGTTCAAGAAAACGTCGGGATCACACTTGAAGCGTTCGGCGAGCCGAAAGCAATTGATGACGATATTTTCCAGCGCGGCGGGAATGTCTTCTAGACTGCCCGCCCGGGCGTAAAAAAATACATCACCTTATAGGCGCCAGCGATCCAGTCTTGCGAATCGAGCGCCTTGATCGTCGACGGCGGCACAGCCGCAAGCCGCGCCATCATCTCGCCCATCACCATCGGATCCATGCGCGTCGACAGCGGCAAGAGCGGCAAGCCGATCTCCTCGATGTCCTTGCCGCGGGGCTGACGGAATTTGAGCTCGGTGATTTTCTCGCCCGCAAGATCCAGAGGCTTGAATAAGACCAGCTTCGGATCCCAATCCGCCCGCGCCGCCTTCATCGCGGCAAACGGATCCGCTTGCTCGCCGTTGATCGGCGGCACCGCCGGGGGTGCTTGGTTTTCGTCTGCCATGCTTGACTCCTACGCGCTGCCAGCGCACGGCGCGCCGCGCAACGCACACTCTTGAATGAAAGTGTTGATCTCGCTTTCGATCTCTTCCTTACTTACGCGCGCGCCTTGACCGCGCGACATGCGCACGATCGACGCAAACATGTGATGCGCGCCAGCAAAGAATGCGATCCGTAGCTCGATCGCGAGATCCGGATGAACGGGCCCCTGCGCTTGCAAGAAGCCCGCGAAGCCGGCATCGATCAGCCGGCCATGCTCGATGTCCATTACGGGTTGATTTCCTCGCATGTCGTGCCCTCGAACCGAACGCGAGTCTGGCCCTCTCGCGTGTTCAATTCAAGCGCCGCACGGCACCACGCCTCTTTGAGCGAATACGTCTTGCCGTTCGCAAGCTCGGCGGTCACCGTCGAGTTCACGATCGCAACAACGTCTTCCATGTTGAGCTCTTGCACGAGCGAGATGTCGCCCTCGATGTAAGGCACTCTTGGCAATTCAGAATAGCCGTGTACATAATCCTGCCCGGCGATTCCGGTGCGCTCAATCGGCGACGGAGAAACCGTGAAATTTCCCCGAAGCGGATAGAGATCGGAATCTACCTTTAAAAAAGCTATGCCTGCGATTCTTTGCGCCATAGTGGTGACCTCCTATGCCAGTGTTGAGACGTTGCACGACTTGCGGTCATCGCTTGCGCGCGACCGACAGGAATTTTTGGATTCATTCACGGAAGCGATGGCAGTTTTTGCGACCGACTTGTAAACCTTGCGGTGTGAAGTCGCATCGCCGTTACATGCGCGCCAATCCGCACAAGAACCGCGAATATAATCAACGCGATTATCGTAAGCATCGCGACAAGCGCATCGCTGGCGTGATGCGTCTTTATTGGGAGATCAGGAAGGACTCGCGCCGCCATGCCGCTTACCTTGCAAAGCGGCGCGAGCAACATCATCGAAGAGTCGCGCGTGGTTGGACGCGTTAGACGGCGCCACCGGCCGTTATTGTATGTTGCCAATGATGGCCGTGTCTGTTCCGCGATCGTACTGTAATCTGAATTGATTCAGCACCATAAACTCCCGCAATTGGTTTATAAGGTCGGGAGGATATAGCACGTTTAGCCTATTAGGATCGTTTGAGTCGCGTTCGACGATTAGGTGTGCCTTGAATTGCGTGAGATTTTCGACAAGGCCATTCCACATGTCGAGCGAATACTCGGCGACGAGCTCGGCTTTGATGATTTTGGGCGTGACGATCGCTTGGCCCGGGCCGAACTTGGTATCGTCATCCGCGAGTTTGTGACGCGGATACTTCGTCGTGATGGCGTAGCGCTGATTGCGGATCAGCTTGGCCAGCGTTGCGAGCGTGGTGACGAGCTCGAACGCGTCATCTCCTAGCCCGTACTCGTTGACCTGATAGGTCGTCGTTTCGCGGGATATCGCCGGCACGTTTCCTTGCCACGTGCGTTGCGTTGCTATCCCCGATGTTGCCATCGTGTTGAGCTCCATTAGATTCCAACGAAGATGGAACGGCGCGGGCAAAATCGTATCGAGGTTGAGGGTTTGCAGCGGGCGAGCCGGATCGTTGATCAGCGCGCGCGCGGCCTTTGCGGTATAGGCGGCCGCCCATTCATAGATTGGCGACGGCGCATCCGGTTCGATGCCCATGACGGACGTGACGCGGCCGTTGCGGGTCAAGCCCCACATCACGAGATCGGAATAGTCGTCGCGTTTGGCGGCGAAGAGATGGCCATACAATTGGCGCATCCAACCCCAACGCCCATTGTCGCCAAAACCATATTCCTCTTCCCAAGAAAGCAACGTCGTCGAGTCGGTGTAAGCGCCGAGGCTCACATATTCGAATTCCGTCTCGCCCATGTTTGCGATGCCGTTGGTGAAGTCGGGCACGCCGACGCCGCCGGTGAGGGTTGGGCCGGAATAGTTGAGCGTCATGCCGACCGGCAGCACTTCGCCGCCGATCTTGCCGTAATATGAATCCATCATCGTGATGTCGTTGCCGCTGATCGATCCCCACTTGCATGTGATCGTCACAACGGCAGCCGACGCGGTCGCGGTGACCGGCAAGGTTGGCCGGGCATTGATTGCATCGCTCATCGCTTGCGCGATCTCGTTGATGGTATTGGTGGCACCGATGTTGATGCGGATGTTGTAGCCTGCGATGTAGAGCGCGATGGTGCCCGCTTCCGTTGGCGCGCCCACCACGGTAATCGTCCCCATTGCCTTGGTCGCGTTGGGCGGTTCGGCCACCGGCAGCGCCCAAAGCTCGTTAGCGAAGTTGTTGGCGAAGTAAGCTCTGAATGCACAAGCGAGCTCGGATCCTTGACCGAACAAGTGATCGGCATCCATCTGCCGGCCGATCAGCAAAGGAACGTCGGGAATACCGGCGCCTTGGCCAGCGCTCGGATTGGGCACCCATGTCAGATTGAACGTCGCGCCGGTGCCGGTGCCATTGGTCGAAGATTGCGGCACGGGATTTGCGGGCGGTGTCTGACCTTTCGGGACGCTGCCGTGGTTAGTGATGGACACTGAGGCGACAGCGCCGGTCGCGATCGTCGCAACGGTTAAAACGACTCCGTTACTGAGATTGATCGTATTGCCCACGGCATAGCCGGTCCCACCGGCCGCGACTGCCGCCGCGCTGATCTGCTCACCGGCTGCTATCATCACGCCGACGAGCAGCGAGCGCATGTGCGACACCGGAAAGCCGGCCATTGAGCCGTCGACTTCGACCCAATAAAGCGGCACTTTCCAGCCGGTCGGGATCTGATTAAATTCAACGGGCATGGTATGCTCCTATGTTTTAGCGAGCGGTGAGAGTCGTGTTTATCGCCTCAACTTTGACGGCGACTATTCGGGATGTGCGCGATACTGCGCGCGCTTCGGTGCTTCTTTGTTTTCTTTGTTTTCTTTTTTCTCGCCTTGCGCCTCGACGAGCGTGACGTCGCCGTCTTTCAAGCGGCGTTGCGTGAATTGATCGCGCGGCCACTCAGCCACGCCATTGCCATCGAACAGCCCGCGGCCGCTATTGCCGAGCACATAATTCAGCGCTTTCGCGAGCATTTCGTTTTTGGCACGGACGCGCACCCTTGCGCTTGGCACCGGGTCGCCTTCGAGCACGATGCGCGGCCTCCCGACCGGCACCGGCATGCCGCCCGGAACGGGTCGGTTCATCGTGCGGCCGCGGACTTGCACCGGGGTCGGTGTACGGATGTAAGCCATCGTCGTTGCTCCTATCGTGACGGTGTTAAGTCGCTGAAATCTTCGGTGGATTAGCTAACGAACGTTAGCTATGTAGATCGCGCGCGCGAAAGTGTGCGCGTTAAGCCGCGTTTGAACGCGGGCTAGTTATTTCTTTTCTTCGTAAGGTGTCGGCGTCGGCACGTTTTCCGAGACGTCGTATTGCTGAATGAACGGCGGAACGTAGGCGCCTGGATCATAAGGCCACTTGGGCGCGATCTCGACGTGCATCGTCTCGAAGATGTCGGTCACGACTGGCGGGAAGCTTGTGCCGTGACGAATGAAGAGTTGCATGGCCATCTCGGCCCACATGCTTTCCTGTTTGTTCATCTGACCGAAGTTTGGCTTCCACTCGCCGCCTTCGATGCCCTCGATCTGCACATCCGGAAACGGATCTGGCATTTTGAAGTGCCACCAATCCTGCCGCGTGAGGTAGTTCATGATGGCCCAATGCGCGATGTCGAGATTGTCCTCGGCGACAGCGGTATCGCTGCAACTAATCATCACCGAGATGCCGAGCTCGACGCGGTTCTTGAAATGCGGCTCGCCGGAATTCCAGGCGCCATCGGTCAAGTAGCGCTCGCGCATGAAATAGACGGCGAGATAGGGCAGATTTACGGCCTGCACCGGCCCGATCATTTTGTTGGTGGCGAACGTCTTGATCGTCGAAAACGTCGGCACCGTTTTCAAGCGATCGAGGATGCCGTTGCGAATGATGAAGCCGTAACTATGCACCGCCGGATTGATCGCCATCGGCGGTTGGGAATCGAACATTGGGGTGTTCGAGTTCATGGCGCCCACGTCGTCAGCACCGGCCTCGCGAAGTCCGGCGATTGCGTGAAAAAGCTATAACCGATCAGCTTCCATTCTTCGCGCCGCTTGAGCACGAGCGTGACCTCGCCGCCAGCGTTGCCCTTATCGCCGATATCCGAAACGACGAACTCGCCGCCCGGTAGCAGGTTGTCGTCGGGGATCGAGATGTAATCGCCCTGCACCGGCAGCACGGTAAATTCCATCTGCAAGATGTCGAGCTCGGTGCGCGTGGTCGAAAAGAACGTCTGCTCTTCGGCCTCGCCCTCGATGTCCATCGAGTTGGTATCGAAGATCCCGCGCGCGCCATAAGGCGGTGCACCGGGCTGACTGTTATTCGGCGTGATGGTCACCGACCGCGCGAACACTTCGAAACACGGCTCATAAACCAGCGTAGGAAAGCTGAGGCCCATCAGAACCGTCCCGAGCGCTTGAACCAAAAGAATTTGAATTTCAGAAACAACAGATGGTTGACGTAATGCGCGACGAGATTGGCCGTCGGCGGCCGGAAGCGGCGAATATGATAATGCCGCTCCCCGGAGACGCGTTTGCGCGCCTTGCGCACATGCGCCCACGCGCGTTGCTGGCCCCGAATCATTGCCGACGGCACGAGCCACGTCGCCCGATGCTGAAAGATATCGGCCATCATGTCGATGTCACTCGTGTCGATTTCGATTTGCATGTCAGAGCCAAAACCGACTGAGATGCGCGAGCACGTCGCTGACCGCGCGTTGCACCGCGGGCGATGCGCCGATGCCGCCGACGCCGGTGACGGCCTGCGCGCCGGTTGGGAAATACATAACGCGCGCACTTTTGTGAGCGATCATGCGCACCCCCGAGAGCAGCGCGCCGCGCAACATCGCGTAGTAAGCATCGCGCAAAACCGCGATCGCGACCTGCTTGAGCGCGGGGCGAACTTCCTCCGGATTCTTGTAGCCGCCGGAATAGATCGCATCGACGTTGCCGCTCCAAATTCCGGTCGGCGTTTTGTAGAGCGTGCCGGTGTCTTGTTCCAAGATCCAATTCGCATCGGTCGGCAGCGCCGGCACCGGCGGCAGCGCTGGTGGCGTGATCGGCTGCGTAGGCGCCGGTGGCGGCCAGATCAACGGTAGCTGATCAACGCCGTCCGCAGTCAGCCGTTCGATGTCGCCGAATAGCACGGGCCAGCGTGAGAGAAACAGGCGTTTCTCGCAGTTATTGATATCGAAAAACGTCTCTTGCACCCGCTCATAGACGAACACACGATTGGCCAGCACCGCGAGCACGTCCGACGTCTGCTCGATGAACATCGTCAACACGGCATCTTTCGAGGTATCGCTCCCCGGCACGTTGAGCGCGAGCTTGGCCTCTTCGAGCGTGAGCAGCGCGACCGTTTCGGCACGTTCAAGCGGATTGAGGATCTGTTCCAAAATCAACCGCCCTGTTTTTCTTCGTCATATTGCTCGAAGAGCTCGCGCAGCGAGAACCGCGGGCCACCATCGCCGAGAACAATGGCATAGCCCTTTCGATCGATCTTGATGCCGGTCAAGAGATCTTCGAGCCTGACCCGCAGCCCCTCGCTGCCATCGCTCATCTTGACGACGAACGAAGCCGTTTCCTTGTCGAATAAAACCTTTTCGATCGCGGGCGCATCGCGGCCGTCGTTGCCGCGCTCGCCGGGCACGCCTTTCTCGCCGCGCTTGCCCGCGCTCGCGAGCAGCTTCCAACCGTCGCCGGGCGGCTCGGCGTGCTGGCCATCCTTGACCGCGAGCCAACTCGAACCGCCGGAAATCACGACGTCGGATTCGAGATAGCGCACGCCCGGATCATAGGTTCCCTGGAACACCAAGCCCTTGCCGGGCTCACCGGGCGCGCCATCCTTGCCGTCACGACCTGGGGCCCCGGTCGGGCCGATTATCGCTTCCCCGGGCTCGCCACGGTCGCCCCGCTGCCCTTGCTGGCCGGGCTCGCCGCGTTCGCCGCGCTCGCCTTTGTCGCCGCGCTTGCCGCGCTCGCCTTCCGGGCCGGTCTTGCCGACGATGCTCTCGCCCGCGGGCCCGGGCTCGCCGCGCTCGCCGCGCTCCCCGGCCATTCCCCTTTCGCCACTTTCGCCGCGCTCGCCAGCGCGGCCAGCTTCACCCGGCTCACCTTTCGCGCCTTGTTCTCCAATATCACCGCGTTCGCCTTTCTCGCCCGGTTCGCCCCGCTCGCCCTTTTCGCCCGGCTCGCCCCGCGGCCCGGTCTTGCCGACGATCGTCTCGCCGGGCTCGCCACGGTCGCCCTTTTCGCCGGCCTCCCCCGGTTCGCCGGGCTCGCCGCGATCGCCGCCAATGCCGATCGGCCCGCGGAAACCAATGGGGCCCCGCAAGTTGCCGATTTTGTGCCAAACGACCGAAAGTTCCGCCATTTTGCCCGTTTTCCCGCCGTTTCCCTGTAACAAAACGTGATGGTAGGGCCTATTGCCCTAATAGGGCCGGTGGCCCTATATTAGCAGCGTGAGAAGGAAAGAAAAAATGACCGTGTTCGCAAAGTGGTTCATGGCGCTGTTCGGGTTTGAAACCCGCGAGATGCGATACGTCCGAATGTACGCCCTGTCCCGCCAGATGATGCAGAACCGGATCGACTGATTGCAGCCCATGCGTGCGACCGCGGCCGCGGATTTGGCAACGCACGCATGACCGGCAATTCCGCCGAATGAAAGGAACCAAGTCGTGACTCTCAATGAAGCGCTCGCCGTCGTCAAAGCCGCGGGCTATCGCGTGAGCAAGCCGCGCGCCAAGGCGCCGGCCGCCCCGCTCGGGCTCAACGCCGTCGGCAAGCCTTACGGCGCCAACTTCGATCCGAACTACCGGATGAAGTATCGCACGCCGTCGCTCAAGCGTGGCGGCCAGAGCATCGGCTTGGGCGTCACCGCCGAGCGATGGGCGACGATGGTCGCCGAGGCGCAAGCCGCGTGGAATGCCAAGGTTGCGGCAGAGGCCGCCGCCGAGGCCACCGAGCTCGCCAAGGCCGCTTGAAAGGACACGCCGTGAATAAGTTCACGATCTACGGTTTGCCTCTGACGCCGCGCGCGCTGATCGGGCAATTGGCGGGCGCGTCGTTCTGCGTCAGCTACGCCACGCGCAAGGACTTGGGCAAGCAACTCGACGACGCCATCCGGCTCGTCGGCAAGGATCAGATCCTCTTGGTCGATAACGGCGCCTTCACGCTGCACAAAAAGGGCGTGTCGACGATGGACGAAAGCTATCTCGATGGCTTCGCCGCGTGGGCCAACGACATCACCGCACGTTGCCCGCAAGCGATCGTTGTCCTGCCCGACATCATCGGCGGCAGCCACGAGCAAAACGCGAATCTCGCGATCGAGGCCACGATGATGCTCAACGCGGGCGAGCGCTTGATGCCGATTTGGCATCTGCACGAGCCGATTTCTTATTTGCTCTATCTCTGCGAGGGCTTTGACTACGTCGGCTTCGGGAGCTCGGGCGACTATTGGCAGGTTGGCACGCCGAAGTGGCATGCCCGCATCGCCGAGGCGTTCGCCGCAATCGGCAAGTGGGAAGCCGAGAGCGAGGGCGCCTACATCCGGCCGCGCATCCACATGATGCGAGCTCAGTCGATGGCGCACTTGTACCAATTCGATTCCTCGGATTCGAGCAACGTCGCGGTCAATCACTGCCGCTACAAGGCCGAGGGCGAGGGCCACGTTGGCCGGTTCGCGAAGCGGGTCAACACCAAGATCCAGGCCAGCGCCGGACCGGCCTCGCCGCATCAGGTTGTCCGGCCGCTCGACGAAATGCGGACCGACTTTGAAATCTGCGCGCAAGCGATGGCGTGGGCGCAAGCTCACCCCGAACGGATGGCCGAGATCGCCGCGCAATTCGACGCCGACGGCAACCCGCTGCCGGGCAACGAATTCGGCTTAGCGCCGATCGCCGCCAATGATGACGGCATCCCTGAATTCCTGCGCCGCGACGCCGACAACCGGCTGGCGGCATGAACTCCGGAACCTTGCAACAATTCGTGATATAGGGCCTATTGCCCTAGTGGCCATTGGCCCCTATATTCAGAGCGTAGGAAGAAAGGACGAAAGGAACGAAAATGACCACTCTCGAAAATAACTTCTCAAAGACCGTCGTCGATACCGTGATGGGCAAGCCCGTCACTCAAGGCGAGCTTTCCGCGGCGTTCGACAAGGTGGCCAACAAGGCCAATTGGAAGAACGCGATCAATGCGGTGGTCGACGTCAACGATTTCGAGATGGCGATGATCGCCAAGGCCGTGACGTTCTTCACTGGCAGCGTTGCGAAGTTCAAGCCGCGCATTGGCGCCCCGCTCCCGAAGTGCCGCTACCGAGTCACCGCCGCCGGTTACTACAAGACGATTGGAGCGTGACATGTCGAAGATCAAATACAACGCCGCCGGGAAAATCATTCCCAAGCGCTTCTCGATGGCGCGCCTCGAAGACGCGATGCGCGACATGAGCGGTTTTTGTCTCGCCTGCGGTGCGGAGCGCGACGGATGCGAGCCGGATGCTCGAAAGTATCCCTGCGAGGCATGCGGCAAGAATCTCGTGTTCGGCGCGGAAGAGATCGCGCTGATGGGATACGCGAAGTAGTTGCCAGCCGCGGGGCGATGCCGCGGCACGGACCTGCCGGCGTAGCAGAGCAGGCGCGCGAGAGGGCCCAAGCGACACGCCCTCACCTAGAAAGGATACTTCCGTGGGTTATTCATGCACCGTCAAGGCTTCGCTCGTGCTCGATGCGATCGGCGCGATGTTGCGCAAGGCCGCCGGCAGCGAGAGCTCGAACGCCATGCCGGGCGGCGGCTTTTGGGAGCGCTCGAACGTCGAGCACGCCGATGGCGCGATCACCGGCAGCGTCTTCAAGCAAGTCCATGTTTACACCGAGGCCGAGCGCGCCGCGGCTGCGGTCCGGGCCGGCTGCCCGGATCATCCCGAATGGGTCGGCAACCCGTGCGTCAAGGCCGGCCGTTTCCGGATCAGCGCCGACGGCAAGGTCGTCCGCTTTCCCCGACTGACCAAGGCGCAGCGCGCCGCGGCCGAGGCCACCGGCGCCAAAGCATTCGCCGAGCGCTACGCGAGCTTTGCCTAGCCCCTTGGGAACCCCCGACAGCGATCGATCGAGGCTTGGCGGCGACGCGCGCCGCGGTTCCCATCCGGTTCCCGAGTTCCATCTGCAACAATTCGTGACCTAGGGCCCCTTGCCCTATAGGGCCAAGTGCCCTATATTCAGGATGTAAGAAGAAAGGAAAAAAGATGTTGAAGTTCCTGAATGAGACGGTCGGCGCGGATGGTTCCTACAGCGCCTTGGTGACTTTTTACGGTGGCGAATACGCGGTCCACTACGTGAAGAACGAAGTCCGGATTTACGCGACCAAGGAATTGAACCTGCGAAATTGGAAGAACCGAAAGAATCCCGAGACCATCAAGAAGCTGATCAATCTCAAGCTCAAGAGCTTCGCCCCTGAATTCCACGCGGCCCATGCGGCCCTTTATGCAGAGTGAAAGAACGGAGATGAAAATGCACACCCTCAAAGTCGGCGACATCCTCAATTCGTCTTGGGGATACGAACAGACCAACGTCACTTTCTATCAGGTCACGCGCGTCACCAAGTCCTCGGTCGAGCTAGGCACGCTGCGCTCGGTCGAAACTTCCGACGGACCGCTGTCGATGACTGGCAGCAAGCTCCCGCTGCCCAATGAATTCGCGCACGGCAATCGTTTTCTCAAGCGTGTCAGCCCGCAAGGTCAGGTCAAGATGGCCAGCTACGAATTCGCAAGCAAGTGGGACGGTAAGCCCCAACGGTTCTCAAGCTACGCGTGATTGCAGCCCATGCGCCTGTCGGCCGCTACCAGGCAGGCGCGTGATCGGCAACCAGACTGAAAGGAAAGACCCATGATCGACAATGCCAAGCTTCTCGAATTGATCGAGCGCCTGCGGGCCACCGGCGCCGACGTCACCGTGACGATGGACGCCGAGGCCAAGGCCAGCGAGGGCCGCGAGCTCGTGGCGACCGTACAGGTCGCGGGCGTGCGCGGCATCGGGCCCGCGCCGATGGCGCCGATCGCGGCCGCGGAAGCGATCAGCGCGGCGCTCGCCTCGATCGCCGACTATGAGAACAAGCTCGACGCCAAGCGCGATCGGCTCGAAGACCGAGCCGAGCGGCTACGGCGCGAAGGCAACGCCCGGGTCGCGGCCGGTGATCAGATGTTCAAGGCCATCCCGTTCGGGCAGCCGATTTTGGTCGGCCACCACAGCGAGCAGCGCGATCGGAATTACCGGGCGCGAGCCGGCAACAATCTGACCAAGGGCTACGCCTTGCAGACCGAGGCCGCCAAGGTCGAGGCGCGAGCCGAGGCCGTCGGCACCGGCGGGATCTCGTCCGATGATCCCACCGCGGTCGCCCAACTCAAGGCCAAGCTCGACAATCTCGAACGCGAGCAGGTCCGGATGACCGCGATCAACGCCGCGTGGCGCAAGGCCGGGAAGCCGAAGGCCAACAACCTCGATGGTTGGTGCAAGGTGGCTGACGCCATGGCGATGAACGTCAACGATTTGAGCCAAGTCCGCAAGGCGATGGCCAGCGACTTCCTCGACCGAGCGCCATTCACTTATCACCTGACCAACAACAACGGCAACATGAAGCGGATCAAGCAGCGGATCGCCAGCCTTGAGCGCGTCGCCACCGCCGAGACGAAGGAAAGCGAGCACGCGAGCGGCGTGCGGATGGTCGAGAACGTCGAGGCTAACCGGGTGCAGTTAATCTTCCCCGGCAAGCCTTCGGCCGAGATCCGGACGCTGTTGAAGCAACGGGGCTTCCGGTGGTCGCCGAGCGAAGGCGCGTGGCAACGGCATCTGCACAACGGCGTTTGGCACGCGAAGCAAGTGCTCGAAGACATCGCGAGGCTGCCATGAACCTATTGAGCCAAGCCATTCACGCCACCGAGCTCGACGACGCCGTGAGCGTCCTACAAACCGCGCTCGGCATAGAAACCGGCGATATCGCCGCGGTCGTCTTCAGCGGCTTTCTGAGAGGCGACGACAGTTGGTTCGATCTGTCGACCGACGAGCGGCGCAAGTGGCTGGCCAATTGGCTGGCCGCCGAGATCGACTACGCGGAGTAACGCCCATGACGATCAGCACATTCCAATATCGCAAGTATCTCAACGTGCTCGAACTCTCGCAGCAACGCGCGGCGAAGATGTTAGAGATCGATCCGCGCACGTCGCGCCGATATGCGCTCAAGGAACGACCGATCCCCGAAGCGATCAACATCGTGCTGCGGCTGATGCTCAAATACCGGCTCACGGCAGACGATATCGACGAGCTCAAACAGGAGCGATTGCTATGACGACTTATGCCCCCGTTCCCATGCTGACGATCAAGAAGCTGGTCGGCGCGCTTGAGACGATCGCAAAATTTATTGCGTCCGGGCCGCCTGCGGACAAGGCGACGCTCGCCCTAATCGCGGGAATAGCCGACGGGACTCTCTTAGATACGAAAGCCGAGATTGCCGCGATCGCTAATCCTTCGATTGCTGGTCGAGCTCTTCCTTGAGCTTGCGCTTGCGTTCCTCGAATCGCTGCTCTTGCTCGGGTGACCATTTCCCGGGGTATGTTCCCGGCGGTTGCGGATCATTTTCAAAATGATCATCCGGTATCGGGCCGAGCTTGCTTTTGCTCATGGGTTGCGTCCTTCGGCGACGAGCTTATGTGCCGCGCCATTGTTGTCGTAAAGCATCCAATGTTTGAAGCCGCCTTTGAGCTTATCGAACGATTGCTCATTTGTCTTGTTGGCGAGAATGACCGCGGGCGGCACGTAGCGCCCCTTTTCGCCGCCGCGCATGAACCTTCCGAGCGCCCGGTCTGCCGCCACCGCTGGCGTCGTGTGAACGAAATACCCGTTCACGTCATAACCCGCGGTTTTGTACTTGGCGATCCGCGAGGCGACGTTGCCCAAGGTCTTGAGCGTGCCGTCGTGAATCGTGTTGACGCGGAGATGCGTCGCGAGATCGTCGGCCTTGCTGAGAATGTGCGTCGCTTCCTCGTGTAGC